CTTGAATTTTTTCAGGATTTAATAAACCTGAACCTACTGCTGTTTGCAATTTTTGCATAGCTAATAATGCCTTGCCGATTGGAGCAACGCCTGCAGTTACACCATTTGCAATATCATTTTTAATTTTTTCTAACTTAGTATTAAGCGTAGTTAATGTTGCATCTTGTCTTGTTATTGCTGCCTGCAATGTATCATTTGTTGTTGTAAGGCTTTCAATAACTTTTCTGTCTTTTTCATCTGCCCCTTCTTTGGCAGCCTGCCTTGCCATCTCTGATTGAGCAGCAATTTTTGCTTGCTCTGCCATTGCAATATCAATTAAATTTCCGCCAGCTTTTGCTCTTACAACATCTTGATTTAAATTATTTAATGTTTGAGCATTTTCAATTGCTTTTTCTTGTTGATCAAACTCTTTTTGTCTGAGTTGAATTGCTCTTTCATGTTGCTTAATAATAAGATTATTTTGCTTTATTTTTGTTTTTTCTTGACTCATTGTTTCTTTAGTAGATTTTATTTGAGATTCTACCTGTGCTTGTTGAGAATAAATATTAGCTCCAATTGGAGTTTGACCTTGCATGCGAGCAGAAATGGTTGATTGTAATTGTGAAAATGCATTTGACAATAATGTTTGATTTGTTAACTTAGTTGCTTCAGATGGTTCTGCAGATGACTTTTTCTTATCAGACATCAAGTAACTAACACCTCCAGCAATTAAACCCAGAGGAATGGCAATTTCTGGAGCTAGGAACATGGCTGCTGTTGATCCAACACCCATTGCTGTTGTTAGCCCTCCCTTTGCTGCTGCGCCAGTCGAACCTTCTTGTGGATGATACATGCCAAGGGCTGCGTCACCAAGTAATTGTGCTCCAAGACCAATTCCAAAACCTTTTGCCGATGGTTGAAATGCTTTAAATCCTCCAGAATATCTTTTTGATAAAGACTCTTTTACTTTTCCAAAGAATCCTAATGACGATTTTGATTGTAAAGCAAGTCTTTGATCTCTAATTGCATTCATTCTTCCCATTGCTGCGAGATTTGGACCAGTTGCTTCAAGACCCATCGCTGCACTATTAAGTACAGCTGCAGATTCTGCTAAAACTTTTTCAGTTGCAACTACTACTTTATCTGCAGATGCTGCCACTTCTGCCGCTAATGCTTCGCCCTTTGTTCCAATTTCGGAAATAGAAAGAGTTACTTTTTTAAGAAGACCATTGTTAGACTTACTAATTGCTCCCCACAAAACTTCAGTTTCTTTAGCCAGCGCTTGCTCATATTGTGCAATCTCTTTAAACATTTCTTCAGCGATAATAGCTCCATTTTTACCAGACTTCATCATTTTTTCATAAGCTATTTTTCTTTCTTTAAAATCATTTTCAAGTTTCTTATTTGTTATATTATTAATGTCTGTATAAAATGCATCTGCTGCTGCAATAGCCTCATCGGATGTTGTTGCTGCCGCCAAGCTTTGCTTTAGTTTTGCTATGGCTGCATTTCCTTTTGTTTTCATTTTAGCTGCTGCGTCAAATGCCATTGCATATCTAAGATTATACTGAACAGTTTTTTCAAATTGTGGGAAAAAATATTCAAGTTGATTTTGATTTAACTTTTTAATCATTTCTATTGCTTTAGGATCTGCTTTGCTTCCAGCCGCCTGTAAAAGTGCATTCCTTTGTTGATCCATTGTTGTTAATTTAAAGTCAGTAGTAAAATCTTTTCCGATTGTTTGATTAACCGATTTAATTTCTTCTGGTAAATAAGATCCTGCAAGCATTGATCTTTTTGCACCCTCAACATCTCCAATTTTTCCTGCTGGAACATAATGACTATATTCTTGTCCTTTTTGCAAATTCAACATGGATGGGACTACGCCACCTCCGGCAGTTCCCGTAGGCAAAACTCCAGTAGCGGCGGCAGTTTGAAGAGAAAGCATTCTTTCTAATGATTGTGCATATCTATCAAGATACATTTCAAGTCCAACAAATGCTTCTTTTTGTTGATTTAATGCACTTGTCATTCTATCGGATGAATTTGCACCTGCAAGAATGCTAACATCTATTTCTTCAAAAAAACTTCTTAAATAACCTAAAGCTGCTTTAAACGATCCTGTTTCTTTTAATCCTTGATTAAACATTTTTAAATAATTTACACCTTTAAAAACATTTCCAACAAAGTTACCCAAGAGACCAGTAATCATAACGAGGGGACCAACTATTGCAGCCCCTCCAAGTACTGAAACTAAAATATTAGTAAGTGGTCCAAATTTATTCAGAACGCTAATTATTCCATCAAGAAAATTAACAACCTTTGATGCAATATTTAAAAACTTTTCTCCAATTGGAAGCAAGTCTGCTTTAAGTCCTTCAACTGCTCTTTTGTATTTTCCGGAAGAGGTTTCTGATAGTGTTTTTAATTCTCGATCAGCCAAGTCTGCAAGATTTTTATTGGTTGTTAAAGCTAGTTCAAATACTTGTTGCGTTTGACTTCCAGCTTTACCTAAATTGTTTAAAAGTGTAGTTACTTTGTTGTATTGAAATTTTCCAAACAATTCTTCAATTAATTGAATTCTTTGTTGTGGATTCTTTCCTCCAACAGCATCTAATCCTGTCTGCAAGTCTTTTATCATTCCTAAAAGATTTCCTCTATTATTTGCAACTATTGCTTTTAGGTTGATTCCAACTTTTCCAAAGTTTTCTGATGCTTTTGCTGATGGATTAATCAATGAAGCTAGTGCTGATTTAATAGAGTTTGCTGCTTCTCCTGCGGGTACTCCCGCCTCGCGCATAGCAACCATCATTGCGGCTAAGTCTTTAAATGAACCACCTAGATTTTCAACAACATTTCCAGCTCTAGGCAAACCTTCAACAAGGTCTCCTAGTGATGTGCTGGTTTGGTTTTCAACTGCATTAAGAAAATTAACAGCATCTCCAAGTTGAACTGTGTTGAGCTTAAATGTTCTTTGCAAAGAAATTGTTGCTTTCATAGCTTGCTGATGATCAAGTTCACCTAAAGTTGCAAGTCTAGTTGTTTGCCTTGTAGCTTCAATTAAATCATTTCCTTGAAGACCAGTCGCTGCTAAATCAGCTGCTGTTGCAGCAGTTTGACTTGCAGCAACTCCGTAACTTTTTGACATTTCTGTTGACAATGCCACAACTTGTTTGCGAATATCTGCAATTGCTTGAGCTGTAGGTGCAGCAAGACCAACTCCATAAACTTTTTGCAATCTTGTTAATTGCTGATCTACTTCCATAAAGATTTGTGATGCTCTTTTGCCAAAAATTGTTAATGGAAGAGTTAAACCTACTGTTAGCTGGCGACCAGCCCATTGAGTATTTTTACCAAAGTCGATAAGTTTATTTGCACCATCACGAAGAGTTGTGTTCCATGCTTTTTGATATTGTTGAGCCTGAACAGTTTTATCTACTGTGGAATTTAAATCTGTAATAAATGTTGCATAACCTTGTTTCAACGGGGTCAAAAATGATGTTGTTCTTGACAATAATCTGGCTTGAGATTCTGCCACAGCATTAAGTTCTTTTGACACACCCTTTGAACCGGACTTATAAAGATTCCAGTATTCGCTAAGATGCAATTTTCCTTGAGCAAGATTTCTACTTAATCTTTCAGTTGAATCTGAAAGCTTGACTTGTTGCACTGCATATTGACCTGTTGAAACAAGCGCATGCTCAAAACTTTTTTTAAGAACATTTACATCTTTGATTATTTGCGAGGGAATGCCTACACCAGAAAAACTTTGATTTAGTTTTGTGGCAGCATCTTGTAAACGATTAATGGCTGTTTGAATTTGACTAAAGTCGCCATAAGCGTTTACCTTAATATTGACATTGTTAGTGGTCAATTACTTATCCCTCCGAAACATACCCTAAGCCCATACCAATTCCGAATCCTTCTTTATTAGCATGAATTCCCTTGAGAGTAGTGATATCTTCTTTCTCCTCTTCTAAATCAATTCCTTGCATTGCTGCTAGGAATTTGTTATTGCGGTGTTCTTTGTCTCTTACTGCTTTAAGTATGGCAAGAAGTTCATCTATGCTTAACTCATTTTCTAAATCATCATAATTTTTCCAGTGACCAAGCAGGAAAACTTCTGACTCTAGTTCAACTAAATCTAACTCGCGCCAACTAGAGCCGCCCCCAGAAGATTTGGGTCGTTAAGCTTCAACCCCCCTGCAACTTCAAGGATCTTCATAAGAGTTGGAACCTCTATAACATCTTCAAATGTATCTTTATCTTTTGCTAATTCTTGATTGAAATATGACACGCAAATCATTCCGGCTTCAATAAAAATATCTAAAGCCTCTGCTTCATTTTCAATGCTGTCTAATTTTTCAATAACTGCCATGAATTTTCTCAAAGGTTTGATTGGTAGGGGTCTTATTTGAAGTATTTCACCATTTGATAACTCAAGGTCAACTATGTCGTATACTGATGTAGCCATTAAACATCCTTTCTTTTGTATTGTTGAATTATATCAAAAGTATGGGTAAAAACATAAAAGCTCCCCGATAAGAGGAGCCTTTATGTCTAATAAATTAAAATTAGAGGGATGTGTAGATGCGGTCAATAACCACACCGTACTCTGCACCATCGTAGACATCATTGTCGTCTGGTAGACAACGGAATGTTACTGGGAAAGTAACACCTGAATCACGCTTTAAAGAGTGTGTAGATGCATCCATCTGAACAACTCTTCTAGCAATGTAGATACGCTCACGAAGTGATCCGTAAGCTGAAGCTTCGTTCACACCAAATGCAAGAGCACCAGTTGATGCTGTGCTTCCACCATAAAGAGCTGCGGCTGAGCCAGTAGCTGTAAGTGCTGGATCAAATGCTGAACCAGCTCCTGTTCTTAGGTTTGTACCAAACTGCTCTGGAGCTTGTCCAATTGCAATAAGTGATCTTTCAACTGGTTGATCTCCGAGAGATCCTGCTGCTAGAGCAAGTGTTGCGTTTGAAACATTTGCTGCTGATGCAACATATCCTGTTTGTAACCTCATGGTTGAAGCTGATGTGACAGAACCTGTTGAACCGGAGAAAACAAACTCAATTTCTGGTTGTCCGAATGCAAGTGACATATTCTCAAGCGTACCTTCGGCAAGCTCTGTTTTGAGTGTAATTCTAATTGACTGCTTGAATAGTCTTGCAGCATCAAGTAGCTGATCAACCATTACATCGCCGTATCCGGGCTCGTATGAAACCTCAAGACCATTATTTGTGTAACCAATGTCTCTCCAGTAAGCTGCTCCCTGTGTGCCAGAAAGCCAACCTCTTGCTGATTGTGTTGCTGTCCAGCCAACTGCGCTAGCTGTACCATATGATGTGTTCAGATATGTCTGTGGGCGGTTTTCATTCCAACCTCTACTGACATAAATCTGTGCTGCACCGACTAAAACATTTTTAACATTAGCCATATTTTTTATTCACCACCTTCCTAGTATGGAATTGGCAAACTCACTTCCTCAAATAAATCATATCATAATTGCTGATAAAACTAAAACATGCCCCAGTAATCTGAAACTCTGCTGTAACAATAATTAAGTTGTATTTCAGCTACGATTGGTCCGCCTTCGCTTTGAAAGGGAACAGGTGATTGAATTGATTCAATTCTTATATAATGAAATTTAAACCAATTTGTTTCATCAAAATAGTGGTTTGCCCATAAAGCACTCATGTCATATCTTCTAAAAACATCAGTGATGTAATTTAATATTTTTGTAATTTCTTCATGATCAAAGCCTACAATATTTAAAGTCATTATTTCATCTGTAATCCACCACTGTTCTGTTGATGGAAGCACCTCGTAGTCATAATAAATATATGTCTTACCCGGAAGTAGGTTATTAAATTCCGGGACCTGCTGAGAGGGTATGATGGGTATTAGAGCATCATTACAGAATGCATCTACATAATAATTCTCTTCATTTATAATTTTAGAATTTCTTAGCAAATCCCACATAAATGTTCTAATATCTTTAGAAGCCAGTGCATTATAATCTTTATATGTTGTCATTACAACATCACCTTATCTTTAGAATATTTTTGAGAAATCTTAAATATTGTTTTCTTTACATCACTCTTAGAAGCTTTATTTGTATTTAAGCATTGAATGATTGATTTTTCTAAATCTGGAATTAAATTAGATTTAGAAACAGATTGACTTAAATTATTAGTAAACCATTGTAAAAATTCTTTTTCGTAGGCATTTCTTTTTCCAATTCCACCGGGATTTCTAATGGTAACCGATGTGCCTTTTGGAATAAATTTAATTTTTTGACCATTCCAGAAGGGGAGTGGTTTCTTTGCTCTAATTGTTACTGGTTGACCATTTTCTATAACTTCAGCTTTTTTTATAAAAATATTTCTAGCGACTACTCTTTTACCAGTATTTCCGGGCTTTAACAAATTTTTATTGATAGGAACTGGAGTTTTTGAATTCTTAAATTTTGTTGCAATGATTAAATTTCCATATTGAACAGATTTTCTTTGAATAACAAAAAGCCTTGAATTGTTCATTCCAGAGAAGTTCCACTCATACACATGAGAAAGATTTTTATTTGTTTTTGCTTTTCTGTTAAAACTTTTAACAAAATCATTTCCAGATATAGTAAAAATAGATTTTGCAATCTGTGTTTTTGAAGTAGGCGTTGTTATTTCTTTCAAGCCATCTAATTTATAATTTAATTCATTAATAAAATTATTGAATGTAAATTTATCAAGTTGAATAGATATCATTGTTTTGAACTGTCGCCCTCCTTAACAATACTTCATAATAAGAAATTCTGCCAAATGGGTCTGTTATAGGAACAACTGATTTTATTTCAAATATTGTATCATCCTCAGAAATTTTATCCATTTCTCTAAATACACTTTGACCATCATTGCTTTTAACTGCAGTTATTCTCCATCTTCTTGACAATGGCTCAGTTGTTTTTATTCTTAAATCAAGATTATCAACAAAACCTTCTGGAGTTTGATCAATTTTTTTCATTGCAAAACGATAATTTGTTAATGCTTCAGCTTTGCAAGAAATTGTTTTTTCATAAAGCCATTGTCTTGTAATTGCCCCACTATCACTTTGACAGTTTTTTTGAATATAAATATCTGCTTTCATGTTCATGTACGATTCGGCATACGATTTGAACATTTAAATCACCACTATGCCAACATTTCTATATGAATCTAGAATAGAATCAACTATGACATTTCCAGTTCCATTGAATGCTCCCTTTCCAATTGAAAATTCAGTTTCACTGAGTTTAACCTTTGTTAAATATTTTACTCTCCATGCGGCATCATTAGAAAGAAGATCATTTACAAGAATCATTGTGCAGAGTTTGATATCTTGTGGAACATAATTATATCCAATATTACCCTCAAACTTGTATCTTTCATTATTTCTGAATTGACCATAGTAAAGAGTGGTAGGATCAACTTGATTGTCATATCTTACATCCCAGCCATTATGAATAATTCTTACTGCTTTATTGGTTGGAGTTAACTCAACATCCCAGTTGGCAATATTATATGTGGGAGATGCAGTGTAATCAATAATTAAAACACCGTTTCCATAAACCTTAGTTAAACTAGTCATTGGTTCAGTCAATTCTATTGCGTCTGAACCAATAGCAAATATTTCTTGAGAACCATATCTCAAACCGAAGTTAAGCATTGTGTAGTTGTTTATTTGCATTCTAGCTATTTGCTCTGCATAAGTGATTTGTTCAACAGA